GCAAAGCAGCAGGTAAACAATTTGTTAAACAGCCGAAAAATATTGCTAAGAAGACTGCACAGTTTCGGAGAGGCTAATGTTAAACTTACTCATAGGACCAATCTCTCAACTCGCGGGTACGTGGCTTGAAGGAAAGGTTGAAACTAAGAAAGCAGAGACTGCATCTAAAGTCGCAACGGCGAAAGCTGAAGCGGTTATTATGGAAAAAAAGGCGACCGGGGAAATAGACTGGGATTTGGAGATGGCTAAAGGTAGTCAGTCTTCATGGAAAGACGAATGGCTTACTATTTTGTTTTCAATCCCGCTTATCCTAGCCTTCATTCCCGGCATGGAGGAAGTAGTTGCAAATGGATTCGCACAACTCAATGCGATGCCTGAATGGTATCAATATTCCTTGGGCGTTATCGTTGCCGCTTCTTTTGGGGTACGTTCTGCTACAAAATTCTTTGGTAAAAAATGATACTGATAAAGAACATACTGAACGCAATCTTTAAACATGTTATCACTCCAGACTATGTGGGTGACTTGTCTCGTCATAGATTGCACACAACTAAGTACGAAGACTTGTGCAAGTAATGGCTAAGTGGGGCTTACATGAACGCACAACAGAAGAACAAGCGAGGATAAACCGTGGCAGACATAACAATGGAACGCTTTCTAAAATGGAAGATACTACCCCGTCTGATGATGTTTGGGATGTCGCTGTCAGCTTGGCGGGTAGTGGAGTGGTTTATGACATTGCCAGACCCTACGTCACAGCAAGCCGCGCTAGTAAGTGTAGTCACGGGGGCCATGACAGGTGCATTTGCGGTCTGGATGGGGCATGAAAAATGAAATATCGTAGAGAAGACTTTATTGAAAAACTAATTAAACACGAAGGTCTACGCCTTGAAGTTTACAAAGATTCACTAGGAATTGATACCATTGGTATTGGACGTAACCTAGAAGACCGTGGCATTACGCCAGCAGAACTGGAGTGGATGGATATTCCTAATATGGCAGTTGTTCATACTATGGGTATCTCCGAAGCTGATGCCATGTATCTAGCAGGGAATGACGTGCAGATAGTCGAAGAGGAACTTGTGAGAGCGCACCCTTGCGTTGACAAGCTAGACGCTGTACGTCAACTTGTAGTCATGGACATGGCATTTAATATGGGTGTACCAAGACTTTGTAAATTTAAAAAAATGTGGGCAGCTATCCACGAAGAAAATTATCCTACTGCAGCAAAAGAAATGCTTGACAGCAGGTGGGCAGTTCAGGTAAAATCGCGTAGTACAAAGTTAGCCCATGCTATGCATCATGGAGAGTTTAGTGGCTAGACAACTAACAGCAAAACAACAAGTGTTTTTGAATGCGCTTTTCGATGAAGCAGGAGGTAGTGTAATCTTAGCTAAGAAGATTGCAGGTTACGCTGACACAAGTTCTACATCTGAAATTGTTAAAGGATTGAAGGAAGAAATACTAGAAGCCACACAACTATACATGGCACGTAATGCACCACAGGCTGCAGTTGCTATGGCAGGTGCGTTGATGGACCCGACAGAGCTGGGCATTCGTGATAAGATGGTTGCCGCTAAAGAACTACTTGACCGCACAGGTCTAGTGAAGACAGAGAAGATGCAAGTAGAAGCATCAGGCGGTGTTATGCTGATGCCACCCAAAGCTGTTGTGGAAGACGATGAGTAGAAGCATAGGCAAGTGGAAACTTCCACAGCCGACAGACATTAAAGAAGAAAACGAATGGGTGCAGATACCTCGCATTGCAAGGACTGTACCTTTCGGCTATAAACAAAACGAACAAGACCCCGACATTCTTGACCCAATACCAACAGAGTTAGATTTACTAGAGAAGGCACGTAGCCACGTAAATCAATATAGTTATCGTGAAGTAGCTAACTGGCTTAGTACAAACACAGGCAGGTCTATCTCACATGTAGGATTAAGAAAGCGGTTACTAAATGAGCGACAGCGTAAGAACCAAGCTAAAAGCCTCCTCAAGTGGGCAGAATATGCGGAAACGGCAATCGCCAAGGCGAAAGCCATCCAAGAAGAAAGAACAGGCGCAAAAGCCAACAGTTGAAATAAAGTCTGTAGAGTACGAGACACAGGCAATTGAAGAGACAGCTAACGTACTGTTTAAGCCTAACCCCGGACCACAGACTGACTTTCTAGCTGCAGCAGAACGAGAAGTACTATATGGTGGAAGTGCTGGTGGAGGTAAATCCTACGCCATGCTGTCAGACCCACTACGTTACATGGGGCATCCCGCATTTAGTGGATTGCTCTTGCGACACACCACAGAAGAACTAAGAGAACTGGTATTTAAGTCGCAGGAGTTGTACCCAAAAATTTGGCCCGGTATTAAGTGGTCAGAGCGAAAGATGCAGTGGACTGCACCATCTGGCGCAAGGTTGTGGATGTCATACCTCGACAGAGATGATGATGTCTTGCGTTATCAGGGTCTAGCATTTAGCTGGATAGGGTTTGACGAACTGACCCAGTGGTCCACACCATATGCATGGAATTACATGCGGTCACGTCTACGGTCCACTGCACCCGACTTGCCTATCTTTATGAGAGCCACAACTAACCCCGGAGGAAGAGGTCATCACTGGGTAAAGAAAATGTTCATTGACCCATCACCATACAATAGAGCATTCGATGCAACAGACAGTGAAACCGGAGAAGTACTACGATACCCAGCAGGACATGCAAAGGCTGGAAAGTCACTATTTAAAAGGCGGTTTATCCCAGCAAGACTATCAGACAATCCTTATCTGGCAGAGTCGGGTGACTATGAAGCAATGCTACTCTCCATGCCAGAGCAGCAAAGACGACAGCTTCTTGAAGGCGATTGGGATATCAAAGAAGGCGCGGCCTTTACTGAGTTTGACCGCAACATTCATGTTGTTGAGCCTTTCGATGTACCTCATAATTGGGTTAAGTTTAGGGCTTGCGATTATGGTTACGGCAGTAAGTCTGGTGTTGTTTGGTTTGCTGTCGCACCTAATGAGCAGCTTGTGGTATATAGAGAATTATACGTCTCTAAAGTCCTTGCCGCAGATTTGGCAGATATGATACTTGAATTAGAGGCGGGTGATGGAACTATTAAATATGGTGTGCTGGATAGCAGTCTTTGGCATAAGCGTGGGGATACTGGACCGTCTCTTGCGGAAACTATGATAGCACGAGGATGCCGTTGGCGTCCATCAGATAGAAGCCGTGGCAGTCGTGTGGCAGGTAAGAACGAAATACACAGACGCTTACAGGTAGATGAGTTTACAGAGGAGCCTAGACTTGTATTCTTTAATAGCTGCACAAATGTCATATCACAGTTACCAGCCATCCCGCTTGATAAAAAGAATCCAGAAGACATTGATACAAATAGTGAAGACCACTTGTATGATGCGTTAAGGTATGGTATAATGTCCAGACCAAGGTTTAGTATATTTGACTATGACCCAATGGGAAGACCTAGCACTGGTATGCGTGTAGCAGACAGCACATTCGGATATTAAGGAAAACATCATGGATGAAGATGATATTATGATTGAAGACGATGCAATTGCATTGGAAGACACAGATGATTCTGTTGTTGCTGATGCTGACGTAGCATCCATAATTCCATTTATTAATGAGCGGTATCAGCGTTCAGAAGATTATCGTGAACAAGATGAAGACCGTTGGCTACGTGCTTACCGTAACTATCGTGGTTTGTATGGACCAGACGTGCAGTTTACTGAGGCAGAGAAGTCTCGTGTATTTATTAAGGTAACAAAGACAAAGACGCTGGCAGCTTACGGACAGATTGTAGATGTCCTGTTTGCAAACCAGCGTTTTCCTTTATCTGTAGACCCGACTGAATTGCCAGAAGGTGTAGTAGAAGATGTTAGCTTTGACCCGCAAGAGCCAGAGCAACTGCGTGGAGAAACTGCGTTGTCTACTAGCCCATATGGTTTTGCTGGTGATGGCAATGATTTAGCACCCGGTGCAACAGCACAGTCTTTGCAAGAGAAGCTGGGCGTAGTGCAAAACAAACTGGAGCCGGTACAGGAAAAACTTAAAGAAGGTCCGGGTAAGACGCCTACAGCAATTACATTCAGTCCTGCACAAATTGCTGCAAAGAAAATGCAAAAGAAAATCCATGATCAACTGGAGGAGTCGGGTGCCAGTAAGCACATGCGTAACTCTGCATTTGAGATGGCATTGTTTGGCACAGGAGTTATGAAGGGTCCATTTGCCGTAGACAAAGAGTACCCTAACTGGAATGATGATGGTGAATATGATCCTAGATTTAAAACCGTTCCGCAAGTACAACATGTATCTGTTTGGAACTTTTATCCTGATCCTGATGCGAATAATATGGATGAGGCACAGTACGTAATTGAACGGCACAAGATGTCGCGTACTCAACTACGTAGTTTGAAGAAGCGTCCGTACTTTCGTGGACAAGTTATTGATGAGGTAATTCAAATTGGTGAAAACTATACTAAAAAATATTGGGAAGATGATCTATCCGATTATGCTCCTGAGTCCTCTATTGAACGCTTTGAGGTACTTGAATATTGGGGTACAGTCGATATCGACATGCTTGAAGACCAAGATATCGAAATACCGGAAGAACTAAAAGATTTTGATGAACTGCAAGCAAACGTATGGATTTGTAATGATAAACTTATCCGTATGGTTTTGAACCCATTCAAGCCCAGCAAAATTCCGTATCACTCTGCACCGTATGAGTTGAACCCATATTCTTTCTTTGGAGTTGGGATTGCAGAGAATATGGACGACACACAGACATTGATGAACGGTTTTATGCGTATGGCTGTGGATAATGCCGTATTGTCAGGCAACTTAATTATGGAACTAGACGAAACTAATCTGGTTCCGGGTCAAGACCTGTCACTCTATCCGGGCAAGGTATTTCGTAGGCAAGGTGGCGCACCCGGTCAAGCTATCTTTGGTACAAAGTTTCCTAACGTGTCTAGTGAGAATATGATGTTGTTTGACAAAGCACGTCAGCTATCTGATGAAAGCACGGGTATGCCTAGCTTTGCTCATGGACAAACAGGGGTATCTGGCGTAGGCCGTACTGCATCCGGCATATCAATGCTTATGGGTGCTGCACAGGGAAGCATTAAGACTGTAGTTAAGAATGTAGATGATTATCTGCTACGTCCTTTAGGTGAAGGCTTCTTTCGTTTTAATATGCAGTTTGACTTTGATCCAAAAATCAAAGGCGACTTAGAAGTGAAGGCACGTGGAACAGAAAGCCTAATGGCTAATGAAGTGCGTAGTCAGCGTTTGATGCAATTCTTGCAGGTAGCAAGTAATCCTGCTCTTGCACCTTTCGCTAAATTTCAGTATGTAATCCGTGAGATTGCAGCATCACTGGACTTGGACCCCGACAAAGTAACTAACAATATGGATGAAGCTGCTCTGCAAGCAGAGATTATGAAAGGCTTCCAAGCCCCGGCAGCAGGACCAGAAGGCGCACCAGCAGGTGTTAACCCGATGGACCCGACAGGCGCAGGTGGCGGTAATATAGGTACAGGACAAGTTCCTACACCGGGTGAACAAGGATTTAGTGCAAATGGACAAACAGCAAATACTCAGCAGCCTCAAGCCTCTGGTGGGGAACAACCGCCAGTGGGAGGCATTCAATAATTACATTGATATTATGATTAAAGAACAACATAAATCAATGGAACAATCCGAGCATTCTACAATACTATACAGATGTCAGGGCGCAGTGTTAGTACTACGTAGGCTCAAACAACTAAGAGATGAGATAAATGGAATTACCAAAACCTAAACCCTCTGATGATACTCGTGAAGCCCTAGCCGCTGAAAAAAGAAATGTGTATAACGAAAATAAAAATCGTGTTATAGATCATTTAAGAAGCAAAGGTTTAAGGGATGAAGCAGTAGCTGCAATACTAGCTAACATTGATGTTGAGACAGGTGGTTCTTTTGATTTTACACAAAAACAGACTAAATCCGGTGATCCATCTGATCCACGTACTATAGAGTATGGCGGTTATGGTTTGTTCCAATTTGATGACTACTCTCCTAATCAGGGCCATAGAAGTTGGTATCAGGAGTACCTAAAAGATACAGGTAAAGAAGATTCAACTGAATCTCAAATAGATTATGTTATCGGCATGATATATGCTAAAGACCCAGATTCAATTGAATATAAATATAAAGAGCGTATGGGTAAAGGTGATGCAGAAGTTCTACAGCAGTATTTAGATACAACAGATAATCCTCGTCAGATATCTGATGCCTTTGTAGATCGTTTTGAAAAAGCGGGTATACCACATTCAGATAAACGTAGAAACAGAACAGATAAATATTACAGAGAAATTACGCGACAACAAAATATAAATCAAGACGAGCCTATCTCAGATACAGGCGCGGATGTAC